ATAATTGTTATGGACATAACACCGAGATTTATAATGAAATATCAAGTATACCTGAAGATGATGATGATGTAGGAGCAAATTTTACAGAAATTAGACAATTTATTGATAATATAAATTCAGAACTACACAAATTAACGAATAAAACAATACAATACAAATTACAACATTCATTTAATTTGGTGTATAGTAATATTAGTGGATTATATAATAATGAACAACAATCTGGTTCATGCACATTTTATAGTTATTATAATTTAGCATTGAATATGAAAATATTAGAGGTTTATAATACACAAACAAAAAATGTGCAAGATGTAATAGAAACTTTTGTTATATTTCACTATAGAATGATATATTTATTTTGTTTATCATATGATACACTATATATACCAAACGATTATAAAAAATTTAAAAAAGAAAATCTATATAATTTTCAATATATTAATAGATTGATTATAGATGAAAATTTATTAGATGAATTAATAACTTTATATCCACATCGAACATGTATATTACACCCTGATAAATTACTTATTGATAAACTATTAAATTTTAAAATAGCTGGAACTTTAAAAAAAAGAAATATAGTTAACGAAATACCAAATATAGATATTTTTAATGAATGGTATAATTATTTAGATAATATTATATTTAATATACGCAATTATTCCTTTAGAATAGAAAATATAAAACCTATGTATAGCAATATTAAAAAAATTTTTTTAACAATTATAGATACAATAGAAAGAACTGACAATTTATATAAATTAATTACAAATCCTACAAGAAAATATATGCAATATGATTTTTTAAATTTATATTTTAATACAATTTCTGAAATATGGATATTAAATGTAATTAATTTGTTTGAAATATATAATGAAGATAATAATGATGTACCAAAACAAATATTAAATATAGCGTATGCTGTTAATACTTTAGAATTTTTTATACCAGAAGTTTTTAGACAACAACATGAATGGCAACAATATGATATAAAGAAATTTTCTCAACAAAAAAGAGAAGTACAAGATAATTTTACTACAACCGATTTAATGGAGACAAACAAAAATATGTTATATATATTTTTAAATTTTAATGAAATTGTTAATATTTCAGAAAAAATTAATGAAGTTCAATTTATAAATAATATAAAACAAAAATATAATATAGATTTTAATTATTGTAATTTTATTACTGTTTTTCCTAAACCGCGACATTTCCGTCATGATCATCATGATATTACAAATTTAAAATTATATTCAAAAATAGATGTAAATTATGGTAGTAGTTTATCTGTAAGTATGGGACGATTATTAAATTTATATATTGAATCTAATCATAAAATAAATAATAAAGATATTGATCAGAATATAAGAAGTATATACGAAATAAATGTTGAAATATTAAAAAATAATATTAAAAATAATATTAAAAATATTATTAAAAAAGAAATTAATATTTTCAAACCAATTTATTTTCCTGCTGAGTTTGATATGTCAGTATTAATTTTAATATTAACTGATAATAATTTATTATTAATTAATAAGGAACTTATTAAATATGATATACTTCAATATTCGTTATTAAGAAATTTTAAAGGTAGAATATTTAATGGAAATTATTATTCTAAATTAAAAGAAATATTAACTTATTTATGTAACAGTAATGAAAAAATAGAAGATAAAATAAAAAATATTATTCGAATAATTACAAATGACGTTGATAGTATAAGATGGATTAATAAATTAGATTTTGAATTTTCAGAAGATGATATTATAAATAAACCGTTTATGTATAAGGGTAATCAATATAATTCATTAACTTATGATTCTGATTATGATAATAATGATGTTAATATTACACTTTTATTGTATCGTTTTGGATTTGACTTTAGAGATATAGAAGAATATATATTTTTATATCCAAATACTGACACATCTAATACACATGTTACAACACTTCTAGAGCCATCTAAAGTATTATATAATATTAAACCTAATAATGAAAAATGTTTTATTTTAATAAATAAATATAAAAAATGTATAGAAATTACATTTGCGGATGATCCAAATAATTCAATAAATATTAAAGAATGTTATATATTTGATGAAACAAATAAAGATAATAAAAATAAATTATTATTTAATTTATCCTTAAATACTCATCCATTTATATCAACAATACCTCAAAATTCACCATACTTATGTTATGAAAAAAATAATAATTTTTATTTAGAGTTTATAATGTCATCTACAATATCACAAAATTCATTGGGAAAGCATCATTACATTTATAAAAAAAATCAGATTAATTATAATTTTTATTTTGAAATGTATACTATTCAAATTGCACCATCATATATATTTCCAACTATAAATACATTTAATAATGGTTATCATAATTTATTATTTGAATTTTATGATATAGCCATGTTAACTTTAAAATATAAAAATGATAGTATACAACGAAGATACATTACTGATTATGATGTAACGCAGTTGAATGATATAATTACTGATGTATATAAAAAAATTTGCGATACTATTACATGTACTAATGGACCAGATATGGATTTTTTTAAAGGTTTACTCATAGAAAAGGAACCTTCAGACAGACAAAAAATAATCCATAGTTTTTATAATGAACATCGTATTGCTACTGGTTTAAGTTGTGATGAAAATTGCATAACTTATATATCTATATATATTCCAATATTAAATGAAATTAAATCAAAATTAATATCAGAAATTATAATAGAAAAAAAAATAGATGATTATATAGTAAATAATATTCATATATGGTTATTCTTAATGGAAGTAAATATACTAATTAATTTATTAAACCATTTTAAAATTAACATAGAAAACAAAAAATTAAAAAGTGGTGATATTCAAGATAAATTAACAACATTACGAAGCATACAATATTTTAATAGCACAATTACTAATGAGTTTTATTATGGAATTGAATTATTATTTTTATTACAAAATGAATATTTTTTTAAAGAAAGTCAAATGAACAAATATATTGAAATACGTAACGACCTATTACACCATGAACCATTAAATCCTAATCAATCTTTAAAATGTCATCAATTTATGATGGGTAAGGGTAAAACATCGGTTTTTACACCATTATTAGCATTTATCATAAAATTAGTAAAAGGTAAACAACCAACTATAATAACAATGGAACATCTGATTACACCTACTAGAAAATACACAATATTTATAGAAAATATAATGGATATAAAAGTAAATATTTTCTCTGATTTTGAAGCGAAAAAAAGGTGGTTGGAACATACAGATAAAAATTTATTAATTCGTCTTCAACAGGAAGCGGAAGATATAAAAAAATCATTATTTTTTGTTCATGATCCTAAAATAATAAATGAAATGAAAGAACGAATAGATGAAATCACAAATACTGATTTAAATAATGAAATGAACTTAATTGACGAATTTGATTCACATCATAATTATTTACAATCAATGTTTAATACTATTGATAATTATAAAGGTATTTCTGAAGATTTATTTACATATATATTCAATTTTACATTTAATAGTATTAAAGGACTTCCAATTAATAAATATGAAATAAAATCTATATCTAATTGCATAAAAAATTCTGATTTACTAGATAATAATTTAAATTTGTTTTTTGAACAATCAAAAACAATGACCTATAATAAAGAATACGGCTTTGCATTTACAATTAATAATGATTTATATTATAACTCAAGAATATGCACACCGTTTACAAGAAAAGATACACCTGTAAAAAATTCTAAATTTTCAAGTTTACTATTAACACTAATATTAACATTTAAAGAATATATAATAAAGTATGAGTGTTGTTTAAATAATGAAAACTTATACGATTATCATAATATTTTATTAAATAATAAAGCAATATTAAAAGATATAATAAGTATATCAAATATAAGTATTAATGAAAAGAACGATTTTTATGCCTTATTAGTAGAAGGTGATATTAATTTAAATATTATCACAAATATTTTTACAAAAATATATGAAGATATAACTCCTGAAATTAAAAATAAAATATTAGTTATGTACTTATATACTGTAAATAAAAATGAAATTAATATTACAACAAAACAATATAATATGAGTTTTCAAGATATAATTTATAATAATTATAATCAATGGCAAGTTGGATATACAGGAACAGCTTCATTAAAATTAAATAAATATAAGCCTGGTGAAACAAATGTCTTTAGAGATATAATAAATGATCCTGATGAAATTATAGAGATTAAATTAGCATTGGATGGATATGCATATAATGGTAGTGATGTGTATAGTAAAAGAGTTTTATCAATTAATAAAGAAGATCCATATACAACAAATATTGACAATATCATTGAATTATTAAAAGATAATCCAAGAGGTTTTGTAGATTTAGCTGGAGTTTTTTTAGATATTCAAAATAAAGATGTTGCTAAATTGATAAAATCAAAATTATTTGATAAAAAAATTGTATATTTTGAAGATAACCATGAAGCATATGAATATAATGATATTGATAAAATAAAATATACTGAATCACATACTGATAATTTTTATTATTATGATCAATGTCATACAGTTGGAAGTGATCTAAAACAACCATTTGATGGTCATGTAGCAATTATAATAAATAGAAATACAAGGTATACTGATTTTGCTCAAGCATTATTTCGATTTAGAAAATTAAATCGTGGAACTTATATATCAGTAATTTTTGTAAGTGATGAACAATCTTCACCTAAAACAAATGATGATATATATTTGCTATTAAACTTTAATGAAAAAAATTTTAATAAAGAACAACATAATGGTTTAAAATATCAATTATTAAAAACAATGATAAGAAAAGAAACAAATGATTATCAAGAAATAGACTTAATACCAGAGTTTATGCGCATAGAAGAATTTAATAAAGAATTTATAATTAAATATATGGAAAATAATATAAACCAATCTAAAAATTTTCAACAATATTCAGAAACAAACACTTTTATAAAAAAAATATATGATAAATTAATAAATTTAGACGATCATATATTAATTAAATTAATAGTAGGTTAAGGTAAGGAAAGCCAAAAACAACAAAAACAAGAAAAAGAAAAAGAAAAACAACAAGAAAAAGAAAAACAACAAGAAAAAGAAAAACAAAAACAACAAGAAGAAGAACAAGAACAGCAAATAATAAATTATGATAAACTATTGCCTATACTACGTAATTTTAAAATTGCAACTACATATTATACAGAACATTTAAATTGTCATTATTGTGATGAATTAAATTGTATAAAATTATTTAAATCATTCGATATAAAAATTAATAATAAAGATATTTACATTAGTTTTAATATATTAACTAACTCATTTGGTCAAAAAATAGTAGATTATGAAATTGTTGCGAATCTATATACTGTATCATTCTTTCGTAATAGATTTCATTATATTGAATTTAATAATAAAATATTAATTGAAATTGAAAGTGCTGCATTAGATTATTATATATATAAATTACCAGTATATAATCATGAGGGAAGACAATTAGTTCCCCATATGTATAATAAGTCAAATGAAACACATAACTTAAAAATATTAGATATTGATTCACGATTTATAAAAATGTTAGGAATAAAAAATTATATAAATCCAAATCCAAATCCAAATCCAAATTATGATGAATATACAGAAACTATACAATTAGTAGTTAATGATTTAAATCCATTCGGATTAATATTATTATCATATCATTTATTCTATAATAATTATAAAAATAGATATAATTTATCAATAGAATTACAAAATAGAATAAATAATTTTGAAATTTTAAAACAACCCAGTGATGATTTTAGAATAACTTTTCCAGTTTCAGATGTGCATAATATGAATCCAAAAGATAATTTAACAAATGTATATTTTAATATTTATGAATCTAAATTACGCTTAAATGATGATGGATATGTAATTGAACCAAATAGGATACGTTATAATTATGTATATAATCATCAAATAAATGATATTCAAAAACGTAAAGAAGAGCTTGATAAATTTAAAGAATATACATTAAGATTAACTGATGAAGTAGTTCCTTCTATTCCTAAAGGCGGATATACTTTTAATAATAATACTAGTCCTAATATAGATCTTAATGTAATTGATGAATTATTTTATAGAAAATATTTAAAGTATAAAAAAAAATATTTAAAACTAAAAAAAATGTAATATTATTGTATTTATAATTAAATTTAAAAA